CCCTGCCGATAACTCTGCACGCATCGCCGAAGTGCGCTGTGAAGAGATCAAAGACCAGCTTAAGGAAGTCAAAACAGAACGAGATTTGGAACACGTCTTGAGGGATTTAGGACTGTCCAAGAGCCTAGCTCAAGCGCTATGGGCGAAGGCAAAGGACGTAATAAATGCTCAGAGGGATTCTGAGGATGTTACAGCGTCTCAACTTGAAAAGGCTGCCGACCTTGTGGCACGCCTCAACAATTTAACGAAGGAATAATGTAATGTCCGAAATTGAAAATTTAACTGCCCAGTTGGAGAAGGTCTCCAAGCAACTGGACAACACGGCATCTTCTGCTGACGTGAAATCGCTTACGGAAAAGCAAGAACAGTTAGCCAAGCAGATCGCCGATCTTGAACAGAAGAGCGTCAAGCCTGCCAACTCTGGTAAGGATAGCCCTCTTTCTTTAGGTGAACGCTTCACGAAGAGCGAAGCCTATACGAAGTTCTTGGATACGAATGCTCGCACCGAAATCACGCTCGAAACGCGTGGTGATCCGATGTTGACAGGTACGGCTGCTCCTGGCGTGATCGCCCCGTACTACAAGCCCGGTATCGTTGAGCAGGCCACCCGCCCGTTGACGATTGAACCCCTCTTCACGAATATCCCGATCTCTACCAACTCCTTTGTGTATCAGCGTGAAGAACCTGCTTCTTTGAAGGCAGCGATTACGAAGGAAGGTGCTGAGTATCCTGAATCGTCCGTGAAGCTCTCCTCGAAGCAGGGCAACATCTATGACGTCACGCACTCTGCTCGAGTGTCCCGTCAGTTGATTGCTGACCTTCCTGCCTTCTCTGCCTTCTTGAATAAGCGTATGGCCTATGGCGTCAATCGCGCTGTGGAAGATGAGTTGGTGATGGGTGATGGTTCCGACCTCCACTTAGCGGGCTTGTTGCACGCAGGCAACTATGTGCCTCACGGTGCTAAACAGGCCTCTTTTGGTACTGCCACTCCTAACCTGACCGACTTGCTCTTCTTTGCCTCTACGAAAGTTGCCGTGGCTGGTGGCTACGTCAACTGCTACTTGGTCAACCCGATGGATTGGTTCAAGTTGAGCATCTTGAAGGATTCGACTGGTCAGTATCTGGTCGACACGGCTAAGGATTCTGGCATCTCCTACTTGCGTGGTATCCCTGTGGTTCAGTCTCAGGCTATTCCCGAAGGTAAGTTCCTTGCCATTGATACCGTCCAGTACGGCACGATCTACAACCGAGAAGAGCTCACGATCGAACTCTTCAAGGAAGACCGTGACAACGCCGTACGTGGCTTGATCACTGTCGTGGCAACTCGTCGCCTTGGCTTTGCAGCTGAAAATCCTGCTATGGCTTGTGGTGGCGATTTGATCCTCCCGACGGCTTAATTAGCCGACTAACCAAGAGAAGCCCTACCTGATGGTGGGGCTTTTCTTCAGGGGTGTACCTATGAAAATCGAAGTTAAACGAGGGCTCATGTCTCTAGTGGGCACTTTTAAGGAAGGCGACATTGTGGATATCGCCGATGTCTATGCCAACAACTTGATCAAAGCAGGTTACGCCGTGCCTTACAAAGAAACCATTTTGGTCACGAAAGAGGTAAAGGATGCCAAGCCTAGTAACTCTCGCCGAAGCAAAGGCGCATCTAAGGATCGAGCACAATCTTGATGACGCTCTCATTATGGGGCTGTGCGAAGCGTACAGCGACCAGTGTGAGCACATGCTTGAGCGAAAGGTGTTGGGTGAAGGTGGGTTGGCTGAAACGGTTGAAGGTGTGCCGTGGGGCATCAAACTGTGGATCCTGGCACACGTCAATACCTCGTATGAGAACCGTGAGAGTGCAGGGACTCAGGAACTGAAGACCTACGCGCACTTAGGCGGGTTACTCGATCCATTTAGACATTGGGAGCCACTCGATGATTCTACCGACCGTTGGTGAGCTTAATGAACGAGCGACGCTCTATCGCGTTGAGTCCGTCCCTAATGGGGATTGGGAGACCAACAATAAGCGCCATTTGATCGCTGTTGTTTGGGCGAAGGTCGAGGTCATTGGTGGGTCTCAGTACTTGGACTCCATTAATACCGAGAGCGCCGTCACGCATCGCGTCTATGTGCGCTACGTCAAGGGCTTCTCCAGTCCACTGGACTTACAGCAACTCACAGAAATAGACATCGATGGCTTCACTTATCGTGCCAAGCGCATCACAGATGTCAACAACGTCCATCGCTTCACGCTCATTGAGTGTGAGCAGTGGCAGGCGGTAACTGAAGATGGCAATTGAGTTCACCTTAGATAAGCCGATTAACTTCCCTCAGCTTGATAACAAGGTTATTAAGAAGGGGTTTAGGAGTGTCGGTCGAGAGGTCACCAAGATCGCTCGTAAGAACGTCAGTCGTCGAGGTGTCGTCTCGAAGCCTGGTGAGTTTCCTGGGCTTCACTCTGGTCAGCTACGCAAAACCATTAAAGCTCGAGTTTCACGCTCGGGCTTTTCTGTTTTGGTGAAAAGCTTTCCTACTGAGGAGGCTGACTATCCCTACTACGTGTTTTATGGGCACCGTGCGCCATATGCGGATCGCGTGGCAGGAGGAAAGCAAGACCGACGACAGCATGGCAAGAAGCGTGTCGGTGACAAGGTTGCAGCGCCTCGAGCCAACTGGATCACTGCGGCTGCGGATACCTATGAACGTACTCGCTATGGCGCAGTGATGAACAAGCTTGTGACCGAGGCCATTAAACCGGGAGTACTTTTGGGATGAAGTTAAGACCTGTCATCGAAAGGTTGCGACAACGATGCCCGAGCTTAAAAGGCAGGGTTGGTGGAGTTGCGCAATACGCTATGTTGGAGTCCACCACCAAGTTAACGATGCCATATGCCTTTGTCGTTCCTTTAGGGGAAACGGCTGAGTACTTCAGCATGGCATCCGCTCAGT